CCGGTAACAACGTGATGCCACGAGAAAAAGTCTGATGCCTGATATTCTTCCGTAAGCGACGGGAACTTCTCGACAAATAATGCTTTCTTCTCGTCGAAGTCCGTGTTATCCATAACTTTCTCAAGCACGGCATTGAATGCGTCACGTATTGTCTCGCCGTGAGCAAAGAGTCCGTCTTGCTTTGCAATAAACGCCTTCGATGTTGTAAAGTCTTCATTGATAATTTGAACGGCCGCCCAGTTAGCATGCACGGAATCAAACGTACACGGTATGCCGTCAACGAAATACACGCGCTTACCGTTGTGTTTTTTTATAATAAAGCCGGAGCCGGAGCCGGAGCCGGAGCCGGAGTCGTCGCCGTAGCCGGAGCCGTCGCCGGAGCCGGAGCCGTCGCCGTAGCCGGAGCCGGAGTCGTAGCCGGAGCCGTCGCCGTAGCCGTCGCCGTAGCCGGAGCCGTCGCCGGAGCCGGAGCCGTCGCCGTAGCCGGAGCCGGACAGAAACTTTCCTATCGCTTCTTCCATTCTTTTACCTTGTCAATGTTTGCGGCGGCTGTTTCGGTAACTCCCAAGACCTCGATAACGCCGAAAAGCTCGACTTCATCAACGGCGCACGGAAACCGGCACCCCGATGGGTTTGCGGTTCCGTATTGCGCAAGCTCAGACAGACTAGCTGCGCCTTCCCACGCCCACAACCTGCGGGCATTTGACAGCGTGAATGTGTCGCCATCGCGCTTTTCAATCTTTCCGAAAAAGACACCTGCGTTCTTTGTCCGTACAATCCTTCTCTCGTCCATCGTCTAAACTCCTTTGCGCTCGTGCGCTATACCAAATACTATACCCGCTTTGTCATGTTGTCAATACCCATGTATTAAAATAATCGCAATTGTTTGTATAACCAGGCCGACTGTTGCGCACGCAAGTATGGCAAGCCCATCTGCAAGTACCGTTTCTGTCTTCTTCGTTCGGATTATCAGTGTTATTTTCATCACACCACCCTATAATTAATAATCTTCCGGTTCTTAACCTCGTACATGCCGTCGCTCATGTAGATTTCAGCAAAGCCGTGGTTCCATCGGTTGACCGGTGCGTACTCAGGCTTCATGTTGCACAGGCATCCGATTGTCCAGCAGGCTTCAACCTTATCGTCGAGGTTCTTCTCCGCATGCTCGCTTGTCTGATGATAGTGCGCGCAAATAGCAGACTTCTTTGTCTTGAGATACAATCCTCGCGCGGGGTTTACCGGCGAGAATACGCCTTTTCCGATCTCGTGGCCGTGTAGTCCGTAGAGCTTGCCAAACTTAATCATCTGGCGAGACGGTATACACTCGATATTAAGCTCATCTAGATGCAAGAGTCTTTCAAGCGTCACATCCGCAAGTCCGTACAGTTCCGGGGCGCGTGAGCGGATATACGCGTCGAGCCGGTCCTCGTGGTTTCCAATCTTGTAAATAACACGCGTATGCGGGAACGCCGCGCGTACGCCGATCAAAAACTCGCGCATCTGGTCGATCTCGTCCGGTATTCGGCGAGCCCGCGGATCCTTGACAAAACAAGACGCCTGATACATGTCCATCCAGTCGCCAAAGAATACGATTGTTTTTGCTTCCATCTCGGCGGCACGCTCGAAGAATATTTCGACCGCTTCTTCGTCGTGGTACGGAAAATGCGCATCCCCGCCTACAATCAGCGGGAAGTGTTCGGCCGTGATAACGAATGGCTCTAAAGACTTGATGTCTGACTCAGGTATCGCAAGGCGCGGTATCGGCTCTCGGGATGCAACAGTCCGGCTTGACTCTCCACGACTTCCGCGATAATAACGAACCGCGGCGCGCGCGTGCTCAACGTCTTTGAATAGCCCGTTTGTTTCGGCGCACAAGAGCCGCGCCACAGCCCGCGAAGGCATCGAAGGATATGCTTTCAGGTATTCCATCACTATCGGCTTGTAGTATTCGTTCACGTTGTAACTCCTTTTATAACAATGCCCAGTTGTTACTTCGGTCATAAAAACACAAACACAGCGCATCCCCGTCGTCAGGAGATCGTCCGCCGTGCCTGCCCTTGAAGTTTTTCTTTGAACTTCCGTCCTCGTTTGTTTGCGTGCCGTCTTTCGGCTCAAGCTTCTTTCTGTCTTTGGCGTCGTAGCCATAGAATCGTTCGGTCAGGTCTTCAACAAGCTCGTTAGTGAAATATTCAGCCGGTATACCGATCTCGTGTACCGGAAGCGTAAACATCATCTCGGCTGCTGCGTTTACATACGTGTCGCTATCTTTCGCCGCGTCGCCGAACCCTACCGGTACAACGTTCATTCCGTGCGCCGAAAGCCCGTCCACGACTCCGGGATTATATCCAACGTCTACTTTTATCGGGATGGACGGATCACGGTTTGCCATGTCCATAAGCATGCCGACAACTTCGCCGGTTGCAAACCCGTTGACAGATCGGCGCTCAAGAATGCGCATGCCTTTACGCTTCCAAGCTATCGTCGAGTCACGGCCAAAGCGCGCAACGTCGCACCCGATAGCAACGCCGCCATCGTCGGACACCCGCCGATCTTTCATCTCGATAACGTCCCTCAAGCGGAAAACGGCGCGGTCGCCGATAGCGCGAGGGAAGCCTTCGTAGACGTGCAGCGCCTCGTCGGGGTCGGTTTCTTTCAGCCGATCCCATTGCTTTTGTAGTATCTCCGGGAACCACGGATTATCAAGTCGCCCCGGACGGCAAGGAATGATCGACCACGAAGGATCTGGGTTCTGTGCATAAAGCTCGTGGCACGGGTCGGCGTTATTCGTGCGATTGTAGACTATCCACAGCTCAGACATGGGCTTTCGGAACGTTGCGTCAATTGTTGTCCATGCTTCGCGCTCAATAGGAGCGGCCTCTTCAGCATACAAGATGTCGTAGTCGCTCAGCGACTTGAGGTTGTCTTTCGTGAGATTGTTTAATCCGGCAAACGTAAAGTACGAACCGTTTTTTTCATTGCGCAAATAATCGTCAGTTACCTTCCATCCGCGATACCCAAGCCGGTCGAGCTCATCTTTCAGCGTGCGCCAGGATGATTCGGCGATAGACTTTTGCACCTGCCGGACGCACAATACGCGGATTCGGTCGCCAAAGTACGAAGGATTTTCGGCAAACTGAATAAGCAAGCTGGCAGAGCTTCTGGACTTAGCGCCCGCGCCGCGTCCGCCGTACGCGAGTTTCACGCGGTGCGGGTTGCGCCACTCTTCGAACGGCGCGGGCACCTGCTCGACAAACAGCGTCAAGTACGTTGCCTGCTCTTTCGGCGTCATCGCGCTGAATTGCTCGTCTGTAATCTTCGGTATTACAAGATCAATCGGACCGGGCGGAGGCTGGTAGATCATTTCTTCATTAAGCTCTCAAACATCGCCTTACGTTCTTCTGGCGACATTGTAACCGTCGTTGTTTGTACATCGCCGGAAAGCTTGACATCTTGTTTGTCTCGCCATCGTCCGGGACGGCGGTTCTTGAGCCAGAATATTTGAGCGGTAACATCCGGCGGCTGCTCCTTCCGAACAACTTTTGTTACAACAAGTTCAGTCGATTCAGTTGGTTTTTCTTTTTTCATTTCCTCAAGGTATGCATGTATCTTGTCAAGCTTTGATTTTCTGAAAAACTTCTGCTTTCTATACCACAACTCCATTTCAATGTCTTTCTTTGCGCTATTGCAAGAAAGACATGCAGGAACAATATTATCGCGTGAAAGCTCTCCGCCCGTGCTTAATGGTACAACGTGATCTTTTGTCATGTCTGTTTTAGATCCGCAATAACAACACGCATTCCCGAAAAACGTTTGAGCATACTCCCAGTCTTTAGCCGTATATTTCGATTCGCCACCGTGCCGTTTTTTCTGGCCGGAATCAACTATTCGCTCCCGAGTCACCTCGTCATATTTATATCCAAGAGCTCGCTTCAGCAAGCTAGATTCGACAGCATCATCCGGCTGCTCTTTGCCCAATTTTAAGGACTTAAAAAACTCTGGATATGTTTTTTTCCAAGCGCACAAGGTTGCTTCTGTTATTCCAAAAGCTTCAGACATTTGCTTGTCAGTATACCCGAGCCTTGCCAAAGATTCAGCAAGCAGTGGGTGAAAGGTAGCGTTATATTTTGAAGGGCGTCCGCCAGGGTGTTTCTTCTTCTCATCCATGCATCCAGTATACCCGCAAGGTGTAAATATGTCAATGTACACAAATATATTAAAAAATATATACAAACTTGTCAATATTCTATCAGAATTATTTATTTCAGACAATAACTGTTTTTACTCTCAAGACTTCTACTCTCTGCATGGTTTCTATACCCTGGCTTCTTTTGTAACAAGTCTTGTCTATGCTATGCATTATTTAATATATTATATATTTATAAGTATATATAGTATAAAGAAATAGAAAAGAAGAACGGGTATGTTATAGAAAAACAGATTTTCCCGCGGGAATAAACCTATGCTAGTATATATTTATTACTGTTAAGATATTAGTATATTTACAGGTTTATTCCCGCGGATTATAAAAACGTATTTTCATATAGACTTTTCCAACGGGAATAAACCCGATGTAGTATATATTTATTCCCGCCAATTTTTTTATAGCGATATAGGTTTATTCCCGTTGGTTTATAAATTGTAAAATTATCATATTTCTTAGTAGGTATATATTGACTGTTTTACATATATTGTTTAATTTATAGATATGGGGGAATTATGAACATAATCGATGAATTGCGGTATCGAACAACGGCTGATGACATGGAAATCTCTGCGGCCTTGCGGGAGTTCAGGCTTCGAGACGACTCTGATTATACTATCAATCAGGTACGTCAAATAGTAAGAAAAGGAGTCGAGCTGGGCAAGTGGAAGCGTAAAAAGTTGTATTCCGGTCGGCCTAAAATTATGGTGCCTAACATGACCGGCTTTCGGGTATGCATCAGCATATCTCTTGACGGGGCGACAGTTACAATGTTGAAGCAGGACTGCGGCGCGGATGGCGTGTCTAGGTATATTGAAAAGATGGCGTGGGATTACCACGAGAGGAATAAAGAATGAACACGTTTAAGAGAAAAAGACCCGGACGCCCCAAAGGTGAGTTCAAAGAATCAATGACATTCAGGGTTAAGACAGAAACAGCCGAACTTATACGGGAAGAATCCGAAAGAAAGAATATGTCAATCGGTGATTTTATAGAAGAGTGCGTTGAAATATGTGTACTGTTGCCAGATTAGAAGGAGGCCGCCGATGCTAACCGTTAAAACCCTACGCGCCCCGGACCGCGAGATGTTCGATATTTGCGCCGGTGCTTCCAGGCTGTCCCATCGCTCGACCGGAGACGCAGGCGGACAAAAAGATATAGCCCTACTTGATCGGCTTACACTTGCCGGAGACGAGCATGCAGGCGCGCGGCACTGGCTGTCAAGGCGTGCAAGCTCTTGAGCGACGAGGAACTGCTCGAGGTGATACGTGGCGGCGGGCTTGGTTGTATGGAGAAGGAGGAAAAGATATGAGAGCATGGCAACATCCTAAC